GGTGATGCAGGCTATACATGGGCGAGGAAGATTGTCGGACAGATGGACAAGGCGGATGAAGCGTCTACAACACTTGGAGAAAATATGGACAACTCGGAATCATCGCTTATTAAGGGCAAGCCATTTTTAACCTTGGCATTGGGAGCAGTAAACTCACGCATGAGTGGGGAATCGATCAGCGCTATCACAGAGGATCACCTCAAAGAGATGGTTAGGCTTTTCTATGCTCGTAAAGAGCAAGATCCAGTTATCATCGATTGGAATCACGCATCATCTCCTTATACAAGTGGCTTTTTACCTCCCCCAGATGTGGCGATGGCACTAGGGCAGATTGCAGACCTAGAGATCAAAGACGGCGGGCTTTATGCTCATCCTCTTTATACAGCTAAAGGAGCTAAGATCGTTGAGGAGTCCGAGGGGCAATTGTGGTCCAGCCCCGAGTTTGTCCTAGGCAACATTTATGCGCGGGATGGTGGAGAGTTGATCGGCACTGCTCAGCTTTTAGCCATCACACTCACGCCAAGACCAGCACAACAAAATAATAAAATCGATCGAATTTTTTTATCGGAGAACATCATGGATCAAACAGAATTGATGCAAAAATCAGCTGAGGAGCTTGTCGCTATGCTACTTGAAAAAGACGCACTAGTGAAGCAACTCGAGGCAAAGATTGCGGGCTATGAAGCGGAAGAGGACGCCTCGGTATCTGAGGAAGTCGCCCCGCTCAAAGAGGATGACAAGAAGGATGAGAAGATGGGCGAAAAGATGGGCGATGGATACAAAGCCATGTCAGAAGCCTCTGCCCTCGCCCTCAATGAAATGTCAGCAAAGATCGCCACATTGAGCGAACAGGTCGCCAAGCTCACACAAGAGAAGCACATCGCAGAACGCAAAAACGCAATCGATGCACTCTTGAACACAGGTAAAATTGCAGTGGCAGAAAAATCACTGGCCGAGCAAGCCTATGACATGAGAAACGCTAATGGCGCTTTTTGGCAGATGTTTAGCGAACGCAAGGCGAACCAAGCTGTAAACCTATCCGAGATCGGTCATGCCTCCACAGCAAAGCCCATCTCTCTCAGTGAAAGAGTCGAGCAGATCAAAAAAGAAAAAGGCATCACATTTGCCCAAGCTCTCGACCTTTTACGCACTCAACACGCAACCGAATACAATTCATTTTTTGGAGGTTAAAAATGGCTTTTAACGATCAAAGCATCTATAAGTCCTTTATTGCATCTGCAAGCATTACAGCGTTTCAACTTGTAAAGCAAGATGGCGATGGCAAAGTTACCCCATGCACAGCAGACACTGATGTCCCTGTGGGCGTGGCTCAACAGGCTGTTTCTAGCGGTGAAGTGGTCAATGTATGTGTCCTAGGGCTCAGCCGTGCTGTAGCAGGTGGCACCATCACAGCAGGCACTCACTTTTATGTAATGCCTGGTCTAGCAGGCAAGGTCTATGCGTATGCCTCTGGTGGTGCTGGCGTACAAACCATCGCAGGGCGTTTCTTAGCAAATGCGGTCAATACCGCTGGTTCTGCTAACGAACAAATTGAAATCATTTTCTCCCCATCCGCAGGAGTCTAATTAAATGGCAAATCCAAGCTATAGCAATATTCATCCAGTCAACGAAATTCTCAAAAATTTAGCTATTGAAGCCATCCCAAGCGATGGACAGCTGATTGCTGACAAAGTTATTGAGAAAGTCGATGTTTCTGCCCTCGGTCCTAGCGGTACTCTTTTAATTGAAGAGACTCGTAATTTTATGGGAAGCCCCGATGTTGACGCAGAAAGAGCTCCCGGAGCAAGTCGCCAAGCTATCGGCAATTTTGATCGTACCTCCACTACTTTCAACACCAAGATTTACTCTCTAAAAGACGCTATCGCTATTGAAGATATTCGCTATTCTCAATATCCCGGCAACGAGGAAACACGCTCTTTTAGAAAAGTACAAAGATCAATGCTCTTAAATAGAGAGTCTCGTCTAGCAAGCTTGCTTTTTGGTGCATCAAATTGGGGCTCATATACCTCTGCACTCGCAAGCCTTGGCAACAGCTCTAAAGGCACTCAATGGAATTCTGCAGGTGCAGAGCCTTTGACCGATTTACACGCCCTCATCGATGTTATTCGTGCCAATGCTCACGGCATTTTGCCCGATACCTTGGTTCTCGGCTATGGTGCCTTGCGTGCTTTATCTAGAGCTCCAGATATCAGAGGCTTCTTTACTGCAGGCTCTACAGCATCAGGCACAGCAGCAGGCAATCGCATCATGCAAGACGACATGGTTATCAGCGTTCTCAAAGAAGTTCTCGGCTTGCCCAATGTGTTTGTTGGTAGTGCTAGAAAAGAAACAGCAAACGCCGGTTTAACCTCTAGCCAAGCTCAAATTTGGACAGATGACAGCGTATTTATGGGCATCATGAAGGGCTCTGACGCTGTAGTCAATAAAAATGGGACTAAGGTTATGCCTGTTGCTGCTCTCAATTTTGAGTATGCAGGCTTCACCTCTGGTTCTTATGATGATCTAGAGATGACTAAGAGGACCGTATGGCTCGAGCATACCCACCAAGATAAAGTCATTGCTCAAAATTATGGCTTTTTACTTACCGACTGTCTCGCTTAGAGTGGACGGGCTGATATGGTTTCTTTGTTTTGCCCTCACTGTGGCGGTACTAGCTCAACTCATGCCCTAGCAGAGGGGGAAGCCGATCAAAAGGCGATCTCCGATCTAAAAAAGCAGGTGGCAGAGGAGCAAAACGAAGAGATGAGAGCTCTCTTGAAATCGCGCCTTGGCATCCTTGAAAAGGAAGTGCAAGCAACCGCTGACTTTCAAAAGGAGCTAGAAAAAGCTACCGCCAAGCTTCACTCGGCGATAGCAAGATTGATGAAAAATGGGCAGGGCAATTTGCTGATCAATATGAGTCCTCAACAATTGAGGGACTTTTTGATCAATGAGGGCTTGGGCGATGCAATAACATTTTTTCAAAAAGCCCAGCTCGACATCGTTGACTTATCTAATAAGGCGATGATTGCGATTGATCCTACTTTTGTTAGCGGTGATCCCGATTTAATCAATGCAACTATCAGTCGCACGATTCAAAGCGTCTTTGATGACGCCCTAGTGCCTGAGATTAGCAAGGGCATCAAAGATGCAGTCAGCACAGCTGCGGTCATAGGATCAATAAAAGCCCCGCTCGATGCACTAGCACAGACATTTGATAGGGCTACTCGGTCGAATACCACAGAAGCCCGCTTAAAGATCGCTGAGTTCGGGCGATCAGTGCAGGCAGTAAATGCTGAGCAGGCAGGGCTAGACTTGTTTATATATGTAGGACCGAAAGACGGGATAACACGCCCTTTTTGTCGCAAGATTATTAGCAAGGGGCGTGTTTTTACAAAGTCTCAAATCTTAAAGATGGATAATGGGCAGGGGGCTGGACCAGTGATCACGACTGCGGGCGGGTATAACTGCAGGCATTCATGGTCTCCTGTGAGCAAGGGATTTGCTCAGGTGATGGGGCTGGATGTAGCAACAAATAACGACATAAGGGATCTAACATGAAAAAGTTTTTGTCTTTATTGCCTCCGCGATTTAGATGGTCAATTCATAATTTGATAGCTCATCCAATGAGTGAAATTCTGTATCTTATAGGCTTGGAGAAGGCGAGCAATATGATTCATGATTGCACGATCCCAGATCATAGACCAGAGGAGGGGAGAGGATGAGAAAAGCACAACAGGGCAAGGACTACAATTTTATATGGCAAGCTCCATCTGCTATCAGTGGCACGCCGTCAATCATCTTCCATTTAGAGAGTGGCGATATCACATCTAGCATGACACAAGGGCGGGCATCTTTGACTGCTACTGCCATATCAGGCGATAGGCGTAGTCTCACGCTGTCAGCGTCTGCCACAAGCCTAAAGCCATTTCAAAGCCAAGCCTTTTTATTGACTGATGGAGATGACTATTTCTCTATCAAGCCGATTCGCATTGTGGGCACAAGTCTCATCATTGCTGATCCACTGCCAAGAGATGTCTCTTTTACTACATCAGCAAGCGTGCAATTCGCATCATGGACATACACGGCGAGCAGTGCGACTATCACAGCAAGCAGGGGCGATATCGCATTCACCATTGACTATGTGCAGAGCCTTGGCGGGCAGACAATTAACAAGGTCGAAAAGGGCATTTTAAAGGTCGTGCCTAGCCCCTTTGATACAGGGCTAGACCATGCTCGATTGTGCGGTATATTCCCACATATCGCAGATATCGCCCCAAGGCGTGCAAATGGCTTTGAAGAGATTATATCTGCATCCCTCGATGAACTCGCCCTATATGTCAGAGACTTGATCGTGCCTGATGATGTTGATGAGGATGATATCCATAATGCAAACGAACTCTTGCAGGCTCATGCTTATCTAGCTATCGCCCGCATTCATGAGATCAATGGCAATATCGATTTGAGCGAGAAGATGCGTAATAGGGGCATCGAGCTTGCAGACCTAGGCATGAGGACTATCAGCCTCGATCTAAATAAAAATGGTACAATCGAGGATAACGAACTCAATATTAGAGCCAAGGGGCGGGGCTATATTACGGGCAATATGGCAAATCGCATCGTATCGAATGATGAAAAAAGCTTTAGCCCATCTAGAGCGATGAGGCACTAAATGAAGACTAAGATCAATCTGTCTCTACCGTCCTTGGCGATGACTCAACCTAAAATGTTGGCCATAGGGCTCGACATGGTATCGATCATCAAAATGAGGATTTACAAGGGCATAGATGCAGATGAGAAGCCCTTTTTAGGCTATTCAACAAAGCCTCTATATGTATCTAAAAAGAGCCCTCTTGGCAGACGCCTCGCCCCCAAGGGCGGGATCAAGACAAAGAGCGGGATGTATTTTGAGGGCGGATATCGTGAATACAAAAACAAATCACGCAAGCGATCAAATGCGATCGAGGGACAGACTGCAGAGGTAGATCTCACGCTATCAGGGATGATGATTCAAAATTTCACTGTTTTATCATCGACCGCTAGAAGCTTTATTATTGGGCTTTTGCCACCTGTACGGCATTATGGCTATAATGTAAATTCAAAACGCTCTTTCATCGGGCTATCGCCTAAAGAGGTCGACCAGCTGATCGAGATCGTAAAAATAAATCTTTTGGAGGGGACATGAGCAAAGGCATTTCATCTGCTATAGATCATATTATCGACCGCCTAGAGAGCCTCACGCCCAAGAGCGACTCGTATCATCACTTTGTCTGCATCAGTGATGCGAGTGGCAGAAATCTCTCACTGGAATCTAGATCGAATCAAAATAGGCTCTTTGATATCCGCTTTCAAACGCTAGCCCAAGACGACGGGCAGGCGGGGATAAGCGGGCGCAAAAGAATCGATTTATTGCTCAGGATTCGTTATGATATAGGCGGGGATCTAGCACTGCTAGATCGCATGATCGCAGAGGACTCTAGTCAGCTGATCAACGCCCTAAAACAACCCGAGTATCAATTTGATGACACTGGTATAGTATCACTCATCACAGGCATAGCCACACTGTCAGAGATATCAAATGATCCTAGTCAGGTTGGTTATTTACTCACACTTCCATTTACCCTTTTATATCTAGAGGACTAAAACATGACAGTAACACATAGAAGTATATCAGTCGCCTCAGAGGCATCTTTTGGCTCAGTCGACAGCTCAACCGGTCTCCCATCTGCAAGCGGGCTCTCTTTTATCTCCTTGCCCTGTGAGCGTGATCCCATCGTCATCTATGGCGATGTAGTCGTAAATGAGCGAAGCGAGGGGCGTGATGGTCCTCATGGGCTACCCCCAGAGCCTGATACAGTATGGAGCGGATCAAGTCGAGTACAAAGACGCACCGGTCAAGTGCAAATCACGATTGATTTTACTACAGTCGGAGCTGATGCAAATACTTATGCTGGAACAGGACTTGGCAAGCTTTTAAATGCCGGCTTCCTGACTAATCTCGCACTATTCACCAGTGCAGACACTGTCACAGGCGATGATGTGAATTTTTTCACTCCCACCACTACAAACACAAATTACAAAATAGGGGGCATCGTAGGTAGT